GAGGTCAACAGGGTCGCCACGGATGGATGTGACAACGCGTGCTCGGCACTACTGGCGGGTACTCGCCGGGTGGCCTTCGCAATGGGGTATTCGAAGGTCGTTACTTATACGTTGAAGCATGAAGGGGGGGGGTCGCTGAGGGGTGCCGGGTGGGTACTCGAATCGGAGGAAGCTGGCGGAAGCATCAAACTGTGGCACAGTCGAAAGGGGAGGAAAATAGAGAATGAATTCAAACTCAAGAATAGATGGTCAACCACCAACAGCAAAGCAAACCGGAAGCCGGTCATATGGCCAGAAGCAGAAGCTGAGGACCAGCTATCAATGTTCGACGATCCCGACACCGTGGCACGGCTGCAAACCCCGGCGGATCGATGACCGTGATCCACATCGAGCGGCGATGCTGTCTGCACTGTGGGCACATCTATTGCGGGCGGATCGAGTGCCCGATTGATGACTGTGATGGTCTTGGTGAGCCCATTGGCCAGGACTGAATTTGACGGGAAATGTGCAAGTAACTAAACTACCACTGTGGGACGCAAGCACACAGATGAGCAGGTCAGGCAGCGGCGCGATGTCGTTGAGGCCCTACTGGTCAAGGGTGACTGGACGCTGAGACGGCAAGCCCAGGTAGCCGAGCAATTCAACGTCACACCGGTCCAGGTGCGCCACGATGCGGCCAAGATTCGGCGCGAGTGGGCAGGCCAGGAACAAGAGCAGAGCCCCGATGAGTTGCGTGCAGACTGGCGACAGCGGGTGCTGGCCACCATCAACCAGGCGATGGAGTTGGGCCACACCACGACGGTCGCACGGCTATTGGCTACCGAGGCGCGGGTACTGGGCATCGAGAGCCCGACCCAGGTGGACATCCGCGCCCAGGTCCACACGATTGCAGACGCGCCACGACTGGCCGCAGACTTACTCCAGGCGCTACCGGCCGCATGTGAGTTGTTGGGGGTTGATGCTCCCGCCCTGCCGGACTTCGAGTTGGAGGATGATGATGGGTGATGACATGAAACAGGAGTGGCGCGATGTGATCGGCTACGTGGCAAAGGTCGGAGGGGCCACGTTCGCAGAGTTGGAGAACCGGTTCGAATGGCTGGGCGGCGGGAACCAGGAGCTAATTCTAACAGGGCCCAATCTGTTGATGTGGACGGGGCTGAGTGCAGAGGGTGTTGCGTTCTACATGGATCGAGGGGTCAGGGACCAACTGGAGCCATCGGCGTGTAGCTGGCTGCTGTATGCCGACGATGGCAAGATGCTGAGGATGCCGATCGCCAAGAGGCCACCAAAGGGCGGCTACAAGAAGCAGAGGTGGGTTCCAACGATGCTGAGTGTGCGGGATGGAATGACCGATGCCAAGTAAGCAGAAACCAGAAGCGGCGGCAGTGTGGATGCCGATCGGTGATCTGACCCCATGGGCAGACAATCCACGCGACAACGCGGCAGCCGTGCCCGAGGTCGCCAAGAGCATCACGCGGTTCGGGTTCGCATCGCCCATCATCGCACGGCCCATCGAGGGCGGGTTCGAGATCATCGCAGGCCACACACGGCACCAGGCGGCCCTGTCGTTGGGCCTGGACCGGGTGCCGGTGCGGGTGATGGACTTGGACCCCACAGATGCGAAGCTGCTGGCCCTGGCGGATAACAAGGTGGGCGAGATTGCTACCTGGTCGGATGGGCTGGGTGATCTACTGCGGGAGTTGGAGGCCGATGGCATCGACCTGGACGGGCTGGGCTTCGGTGATGATGAGTTGACCGAGCTATTGGCACCGCTTCCCATCGAGCCCGACGGCACCGAGGACGATGTGCCAGACGTTCAAGAGGATGTCCACAGTCAGACCGGCGAGGTGTACGAGTTGGGCCCGCACCGGCTGGCGTGCGGTGACTGCACAGACCCGGCGGTGTGGGATGCTGTGGTCGGTGATGACCGGCTGCGGTGCGTGTGGACTGACCCGCCTTATGGGGTGTCCTACGTGGGCAAGACAGCCGATGCCTTGACCATCGACAATGACGCCATGACTCCAGAGGACACGGCTGCGCTGTGGTCGGATGCCTTCGCCCAGTTGCAGCGGGTCAGCGAGCCGGGCGCGGCGTGGTATGCCTCTGCCCCGGCGGGGCAGATATTCTGGCATCTCGGCCAGGTGCTGGAGGGCTTCGGATGGAGGCGCACCCTGGTCTGGGTCAAGGATAGATTCGTGATGGGCCGTGGCGACTACCACTATCGGCACGAGCCCATCTTCCACGGATGGTTCGATGGGGCCGCCAGGCTCCACCCGGTGCCCCGCACCGTTGACACTGTGCTGGAGTGCAAGCGTCCAGGCGCATCCAAGGAACACCCGACCATGAAGCCGGTTGATCTGATCCGGCCAATGATTGAGAACAGCAGCGGCCCCGGCTGGATGGTCGGTGATCCGTTCGGCGGCAGCGGGTCAACGCTGATAGCGTGCGCCATGACTGGGCGGGTGGGCCGTCTGATCGAGTTGGACCCACGATACTGCGATGTGATCCGGCGGCGGTGGACACGGTGGGCCATCGATCACAACCAAGATCCAGGCCCCGGTGCGCTGGAGTGAACACCGCCGAGCAGGTCATAGCAGCGGCCCCGGCGATCGAGGCACTGGCACAACTGAGGGCCGACAACCCGCTTGCATTCGCTACCCTGTGGCACAACGAGGCACCACGGACCAGCCAACGGGCACCGCTGCAACGGCCCGGCCTGGACGCCATACTCGCGGCGGGTGGCAACGGTTCAGGCAAGACCGAGTTGGGCGGCATGGCATCGTGCGCCGTGGCGATGGGGAGGGGTCACCCGGCCGTGCAGATGTGGCTGAAGCGCAACCAGCTTGACCCGTCTCTGATACCCCCGAAGCCGGGCATGGTCCTGGCGTCCAGCCTGAACAGCACGATGTCGATCAACGTGCAGCGGCCAGCGGTGGAGCGATACGCCCCAGCGGGCACCGAGTGGCGGAACCGCGACGGGGCAGGTTTCAGCGAGGCCCGATTCCCAGGGGGCGGAAAGGTCCGGTTTCTGACCAACGATGCCGGCCGCAGAGCTATGCAGGGCTACACCGGACACATGCTGTGGCTGGACGAGGAACACGATCAAGACATCTTCAACGAGGGTATGCAGCGGCTGACCCGTGCCCAGTGGGAGGACCGAAGCGGGTGGGCCATCCTGACCATGACGCCCCTCAAGGGCTTCACATGGGTTCACAAGCGGTTCATCGGAGACCCTGACGAGGGCTCGGCGGTGTTCTTCCTGCACGGCGGTGACAACCCACACATCGACCAGGCGAAGCGTGCAAGGCTGCTACGGTCGGTCAATGCTGGAGAGCGGGCAGCCCGAGACCGTGGCGAGTTTACCCAGATGGAAGGGCGGATCTTCACCGAGTGGGCACGGCACAGCCACGTGGTCAAATCGTTCGAGGTTCCCCCACACTGGCCGTTGTACGCTGGGTGGGACTTCGGTACTCGCGCACCCACAGCGATCGTCCTGTGCGCCCTGGACCCTGCCGACGATACCCTGCACTGCATCGATGAGGTCTACCAGGCAGAGCACACCACCAAACAGAACGCGGCGGCATATCGGCGGATGCTGGCGGGGCGTGAGGTGGAGTGGTTGGTGTGCGATCCAGAGGACAAGGGCAGTCGGTTAGCACTGGGGCGCGAGCACGGCATCGCCAACATCGCGGCCAAGAAGGGGCCGGGCTCCGTCCGAAAGGGCATCAACGACATCAGCGAGCGCCTGGCCATCAGCGAGATCAGCGGCCGTCCTGCACTGGTTGTGCATGACCGATGCACCAACCTGATCCGCGAGATCGAGGGCTACGTGTGGGCACCCACGACCAGCGGCGAGGTCAAAGACGCACCGGCACCACGGCAGGCAGATCACGCCATCGACGCCTTGAGATACGCGGTGATGCGGCTGGCACGGTCCACATTCGCCATCGGTTAGCCGGCGTTCGACCGGCACAATCAGAGCAAAACTAAAGAATCTAAAAAAAAGAAATAGTCAAAACGCCCGAAACCCGGTAGGCTTGACCCGATGGGCAAAGCTGATCTCGCTATCCGTGGCGGCTGGTTTCCGCGCCTGCTCAGGGCGTTGAGGCTGGTTGACGTGCGTGAGGACGGGACCACCACCCACATCGCCGGGTCTGACTTCATCGGTGATATGGCATCGCCCCGCCAGTATGCGGCGATCAACAGCATGTCGGCGATGTCTGCGTTCCCATGGGTCCGCGCCTGCGTGGAAGCCATCAGCAGCGATCTCACCAAGGTGCCCGTAAGGGTGATCCGTGGGCGCGGTGCCGATGCTGAGCCCATCGATGACCACCCAGTGCTGGACCTGTTGGAACGCCCGAGCAGCACCATGCCCGGCGTTTTGCTGAGGCGTCAGTTGATCGTGGACATGGTGTTGACCGGTGACGCCTTCCTGCTGGTCGCGGGTGCCGATGAGCCCCGTGCATTGATCAGGCTCCACCCGGAGCGGGTGCGGGTCATACCGTCCGACGATGGACAGATCCAGGGCTATGAATTCAGCGGTGCGGGCACGACCCAGCGCTATACATTCGAGCAGGTGCTCCACATCCGGCTACCATCGTGGCAAGAAACCCCGGCGATGTTGTACGGTACCGGGGCGATCGAGGCACTGCAACACGACCTGACTACCGACCTGGCGGCTGCGAAGCTGGCAGCGGCATCGGCATCGAACGGAATGCCGACCGGTATTATCAGCCCGTCCGATGATGGGATGTGGTCTGCCCAGCAGATCAAACTACTGCGCGAAGGGTTCGAAAAACAGCTTTCCAGCAAGTCCGGCGTGGTCCTGCTGGGTGCCGGTGTTGATTACAAGCAGTTGTCCATGACGATGCGAGACATGGAATACCAGAACACGCGCCTGATGGCCCGTGAAGCGGTGATGGCCGCCTTCGGTATGGTCCCCACGAGAATCGGACTCCCAACAGCCTCATACGCCACCGCCGCCGCCCAGAATAAGCAATACTGGGAAGGGCTCCAGGGCCGCGCCACACTGATCGACGGCGAGCTAACCAGGCTGGCCCGCATGTTCCCCGACTCCGATGGCGTCCGGGTGGTGCATGACTTCAGCGAGGTTGATGCCCTGCAAGAGTCACGCACCGAGCGGGTCAATCGGGTTCAAAGTTGGTGGTTGATGGGGGTAGGGCTTTCCGAGGCTGCAGCCATGGAGGGGTTCGACCAACTGGACGCAGCCGACATCCAGGCAGAGCCCGAGCCCGAGGCACCCACGGACCAAGCGGCGGGCCTGGCCAAGTGGCTTGTATACGATGGCGCTGGCGATACCGTCACGACCGACCTGGACACCGAGGACGGGCGGGCGGCGGTGTGGCGCGGCTTCATCAAGAACATTCAAGGCCCAGCAGAACGCAAGATGGCGCTGAACATGCGGCGGTATCTGCGAGGACTGGCCGCCCGTATCGGGACCAGGCTCAAGGATGAGATGCCTTCAGCCAAGGGCGTCACCAGGGCGGTCGATGACAAGCTGCTATCGGCGGTGTTGGATGAGGTCTTCGAGCGTGAGCAGATCGGCCAGATGTTCCTGCCGATCTACAAATCCATGCTGAACAAGGCCATGGAGGAAGCGTACCGAAGCATTCGGGTGGATGAGTTGGTTGATGCCAATGCCATCCAAGCGGCGGCCAATGATGCCGTGATCAAGATGACCAGGCAGATCCAAGCCACGACCAACAAGGCCGTTGCGGAAACGCTGCAAACGGGCTTCCAGCAAGGCGCCACACTGTCCGAGATACAGGGCAACCTGGTTCAGCAGTTCGCCTTCAGCCCCGCACGGGCGTTGACGATCGCACGCACCGAGGCAACACGTGTAAGCAATCAAGGCGCGGCGGATGCCTTCAGGCGTGCCGATGCCCTGGGCGTCAAGGTCCAGAAGCAGTGGCTGTCTGCGCGGGACAGTCTGGTCCGAGACACACACATAGCCTTGGACGGCCAGCCTCCAATTCCGGTGGGCGGTCGATTCGAGAGCAGTGGCGGCAGTGCCGATGTCCCCGGTGGATTCGGTGATCCTGCCGAGGACATCAATTGCCGCTGTTCAATTGTTGGAGTTGTAGCACGATGAAACACGTATTCAAGACCCTGATCTGCAAGGCCGAGCCCGGCGATGATGGCACCATCACAGCCATCGCATCCACACCAGATGTGGACCGCTACGGCGATGTCGTGGCCCCTTCGTGGGACCTGGCCAGCTTCCGAGCCAACCCGGTGATCATGCACGGCCACGACTACGAGGGCCCCGTGGTCGGGAAGGCCATCGAGATCGACCTGGTTGGCGACACGCTGATGATGCGGGTCAAGTTCGACGAGAGCGAATCCAACCCCGTCGGGCGGCGTCTGGGCAACCAGTACCGGGAAGGCTTCATGCAGGCGTTCAGTGTCGGCTTCAGCCCCGGCACAGCCACGCCCCGGTCGGACCTGCCGACCGACCATCCAGCCTACCAAGAGAAGGGCACCGGACAATTCTTCGAGAACAACGCCCTGCTGGAGGTCTCGGCGGTCGCGATACCAGCCAACCCCCACGCGCTCGCTGTGCGTGCGAAGCGGTGGCAGATCCCGACCGAGGCAGTGCCCGAGCTACGGGCGGCACCACCAGCACCACCAGCCGCCCCGGATGTCGAGACGCTGCGCACCATCGTGCGGGATGAGATCCTGGCGCTGATGGGCGAGACCACCGATCCAGAGGTCCAGGCAGTCGTGGATGACTTCTGGACAGACAACGATTCACAAACCGCTGATGAGCCATCCGGCTTGGACGCGTTCTTCACACCGGGCGAGTAGCCCAACCGTCCAACCGTAGGAGACTCAAATGGACATCCAAAACAAAGCAGATGCACTTCAGGTGCTGTCCGAAATTACTTCCGAGCAGAAGCGACTCAAGGAAGCCAACCGCGACCTTAGTGAGAACCTGGAGGCCAAGGCCGCCGACCTCAAGGCAGTCCAACAAAAGTTGGCCGAGATGTCCGCACCCAAGGTGGTGACCGTCTCCGAGAAGGAAGCCACCCTGCGCAAGTTCGTTGGCGCCGATGGTAGCCTGGACGTTGCTGGCATGGCATCCGATGATGTTGACCGTGGCGAATGGCACAGCGAGTTTAAGCGGTTGATCGACGATCGCAACTTGGCCAAGCTGATGACCAAGAGCGGCAACGTGCCCAAGATGGACGCGAAGCTGAACATGCACATGGCATCAGCCCCGGTTGACGTTCGCCGTGCATTCTCCGACGCCGCTGGAGTTGGCGCCGAGTGGATCCCCGACCTGGTTCTGCCTGAGTTGGCTAAGCAATTGTATGTAGGCGGTGCGGTGGAAAGCCTCTTTCCAACCATCAACCTTCAGAGCAAGGAACTTCGTCTGCCCGTGCTGAACACCCAGGTTCGCCCCTATTACAAGAACGGCGCAACATGGGGAACCATCACTGCACAGGATGACGTGACAAGCCAAGTAAGCGTCACGGCCAAGTCATTCGGAAGCAGAATTTCCGTCGATGAAGACGCCAGCGCTGATGCAATCACCGCCGGCCTCGACTTCGTAAGAAGTGCCCTTTCCGATGCCCTGAGCCACGCCGTTGAAGGGTGCATCCTGAACGGGGATGAAACCGCAGCACACCTGGACCTGAACACGACAGGATCACCGCGAGCATTCAACCCGGCATCACGCTGGAACGCCACCGGCATCGGTGACGCTGACGATCACCGCCGAGCATTCGACGGGCTGCGAAGCCTGGCCAATGACGCAAGCGCAACACGTGACGCGTCGGTCATGACCTATGCCGACATCATGGCTACTCGTGGTCTGATGGCGGGTGCACATGGCATCTCTGACAGCCTAGCGATGATTGTGTCGCCCGAGGTCATGGTCATGCACTTGCTTGATCTTGAGCAGGTAGCCACGATCGACAAGATCGGAGACAAGGCCACAGTGGTCACGGGCTCTCTGGCTATGCTGGCAGGCGCCCCAATTGTGGTATCAAGCCTGATGCCATCCAACGTCAACGCGACAGGGTACTTTGACGCGGTGACAACGAACCTGACAGGGTACCTGTTCGTGGATACAGCACGCTATTTCATGGCAAATTACAAGCCTCTGACGACTGATATCCAGCGCGAAATTACGCAAGGAATCATCGAGATCGTCGGAACCCGTAGAACCGCCCTTGCGAGCTACGATGCCTCGACCGTCAAGAACGTGGCCTACGGTTACAACGTCGCCACAAGCTAAGGAGCCTGACATGCCGACCCTACGATTCAAAGGATTCAGCCACACCGCCGTCTACCGGGGGCCTTCGGGCACCTGGGAGGCTGGCGATGAAAAGGAAGTCACACCATCGGAGGCCGAGCGATTGCGCGGTTCCTTCGGTGATGCCTTTGAGCCCGTGGGGTCGGCTGTCGCCAAGCCCAAGAAATCGCGTGCGGTGAAGTCACCCACCAAGCGCACGGCCAAGAAGGTGGCGAAATGAAGTACACAGCAACACAGCGAGGGGAGTGGCCCACCGGCACCCACTGGACCGAGGGCGAAACCCGCGACATCGTGGTGCCTGATGGCGCCGATGCACCGGCATGGCTGAAGCCAGCCAAGGCCAAGAAGCCCAAAGCAAAAAAGGCCGAATAGCAGATGGCCATCATGACCGCAGAGCAGGCGCGCCTCTACATCAGAGCGATCCAGGGCAGTGCAGAGGACAGTACAATCAGTACGCTCGTGGCACGTGCCGATTCTGTTTTTGCGTCTTTTATCGGCCTGCCAGCACCCACTACGGGCGGCAACCCAACCTTGGAGGACACTGCCCACACATTGTACCTGGACGGCCCCGGCGGTCAGGCTCTGCAACTGCCGTACATGCCCATTCAATCCATCACCAGCATCCACGACAGCACGGACCGCACCTATGGGTCAGGCGACCTGGTGGCGGGGTCTGATTACGATCTGTTTGGCAGCGAGGGCCTGGTGTATCTGAAGGACTCCAGCGTTCACGGGTCATGGTCCGGCACCACGCGAGCCATCAAGGTGATCGCGACGATCGGATGGACTGCCGTACCCGAGGCCATCCAACACGCGGCGGGGCTCCAGACGGCCTTCTGGTTCAAGAATCGCGACCAGGTGGGCTACTCCAGCATAAACCAGGGCGGCGGCAGCGTCAGCATCGCGGCACTGGGTCTACTGCCCGAGGTCCAAGAAGCGCTCCAGCCATATCGTCAAGCATCGACCTGGGTGGGCTGAGCATGGCCACCATGACCCTGGAACGATTCCATGAGAAGCTGAACACCCTGGTGAAGACCGGGGGCCTGAGTAGGGCACTGGCGGCGGGTGCTGCTGAGTTGGGTAACGAGATGGAGAACACAGCCAAAACGAACTATCTGACCGGACCACGACCGGCCAAACTGGGCGTGGTGTCGGGCGACCTGCGGCGGTCGGTCAAGTGGAACACCAGATCCACCGGGTCTGGGCTTCGTGTCTGGATTCAGGCGGGCGGCGGGCCTGCCGCCGTTGACTATGCTGACAAGCATGAATTGGGCATCGGTGTACGCCAACGCCCGTTCCTGCGCCCAGCACGCGCCGAGGGTCTCGGAATGGCTCCCCGGATATTCACCAAGCACGTCGCCGGGGCTTTGCGCTCCGGTCTTGGCGGTGCCTGATGGCCAGCCTTGAACGTCAGATATTGGAGCGGGTGCAGAACCGAATCCAGACGGTGAACGGTGCCGGGTCCTACACCTACGACCTGAGCACTGCCGACCAAGTGGTATTCGGTGATCGGTTCAGCCCCGACCGCTTGCCCGGTGTCTATATCAACATGATCGATACCACCACCAAACAGGAAGCAGGGCGAACTGTCCTGTCCCGGTACGATCGCGAAATGAAGGTCCAGATTGAAATGTGGGCAGGGGTCACCAGTTCAACGCCAGGGCTGGCGATGCTGGAGGGTGCCGATCTGTTCGCAGATGTCCGGCGCTCCATCGAGAGTGACCGGAGCCTGAATAACCTGGTGCGGGATGTCGAATCAGTAGCGGCAAGCATGGACGGGTCTGCGGCTGAACGCCCAGGGCTGGCCTTTGCGGTGATGATGCTGACGATCAAATACACTGAAACGGCGGGTGCCTGATGAGTTGGATGGACAAGGACTGGACCCACCGAGCGGCTGTCAGTGTGGACAACACGGCATCCTCGGCAACCCAGGAAGACGTGACGATCGCCCTGCCGAGCGAGTGGCCCGAATTCTGGGGGAATGTGAACAACACAGGCGACGATGTGCGCGTCACCGATGCCGATGGCGTCACCCTGGAGACCTATCAACTGGTCAGCTTCAACAGCACCACGCGCACCGGTTCAATCGAAGTGGACAATGTGGGGCTGGTGGACATCGATGGATCTGTTGCTGCGGTAGCGGGTGTTCTGCTGTGGGTCTATTGGGGCAACGCCAATGCGACAGCGGCGGGTGGTTCGTTCACCGCAGCAGGCACAGCCAAGACAGGCACCGTCCAAGTCGGCACACCGGGCAGCGGTTCGCAGCGGGTGGTCATGGCACGGCCCGAGACACCAGGCAGCACCAACCCCCGCACCGAAGTGCACAAGGCGGCATCAGAGACTATCCATCTATGGTGGAACCTCTCCGGGGTGCTGGCAACCAGGCACATTCCGTCACAGGGCTCGCGTGCGTTCGAGGAAATACATAACGTCAGCTATGATGTCGAGACAGCCGGTAACCCGGTGCCGTCCATGGTTGATGCAACGTCGATCAGAATGGTCGGGCCTGGCTGGGTCCGCACCACCATCAAGGCCGGGGCATCCGGCACCAATTACGTTGCGCTCTTGGCGGTCGAATTGACCGAGGGCCGCAAGCTCGATTTCAGAACCACCATCCGCGTCAAAGACGTAACAGAACCATCATAAACTGGAGGCCCTAAATGGCATCAATCTACCACGGCAGAGGGGCCAGCATCGGCTTCGGAGAGGAAACGGGAAGCACTTACGGCGTCGCCGTCGCACGCACCAACTGGAGGCCACTGATCAGCAGCAGCCTTCTCAGGACCATCGAGAAGGTGCCACGCCCGACCCTGCGAACGGGTGCGGCGGGTGCTATGCGGCGGGCACATATCATATCCGTCGATGGCGCCGGGGGAAATTTCAGCGTGGAATGTGATTACAACTCCATCGGGATGTTGTGCAAGCATCTGATGGGCACCGTTGTCGATTCAGCAGGCCCCGCACCATTCACGCACACGTACACATTCTCCAACACCCTGCCGATCGGACTCACCATTGAGAACATCCGAGGCACCGGCACCAGCGAGGTCTTCGAGGGGTGCAAGATCAACACCGGCACATTCGCTGTTAGCGCCGGCGGCGTGATGACGTTCGATGCGGCGGTCATCGCCGAGACATCAGCGGCCCGTGGATCGGCAGGTACGCCAACCATCGCTGCCACCGATGCCCCGGTGCTTCACTCCCACGCTGGGCAGTTGTCATTCA